TTAAATTACGTTCCCGTTCATATTTTCCAATACATTCACTGCTTTTTCTCTTTCTTTCTGCTCGACTTCATCTAATAAATGTGAATATACATCCATAGTAGTTTTAATATTTTTATGACCTAATCTCTTTGAAATGTAATAGATAGAAACATCGTTGTGTAGTAAATAAGAACAATGTGTGTGTCTTATACTATGCAAAGTATATTTACCGATTTTATTTTCTAAACAAAATTTTTGTAACACTTTAGATACTGCATTGTGTGTAATCAATCCTACACCTGTATTGAATAATTGATTTGATAAACTTACTGGCATTTTAGATAATGTTTTTCTTAACATATTCATATCTGCAGCAGGTATATCTACAGTTCTATCTGAAGTTTCTGTTTTCGTACCTGGTAAGTGTATTGTATTATTTTTATAATCTAAATCACTTCTACTTAGTTTTTGAACTTCTCCAAATCGACCTCCAGTGATGATTAAAATATAAACGAATATATATGATTGAATTGGGGTATCAGATACATATTTTTTTAAATTTACAAAATTTTCTATACTCATAAACTTTTCATCTTCTTTTTGAGCAGGTATCCGACCTTTAACTACTACTTTATATGTTGGATCCTTATGCATTAATCCTTCTTGTATAGCGTCATCTATCGACTGTTTTAAGCAATTGTGTATTTTCCTAACTGTTTCAGTAGCGTGATTCTCTCCATACCATTTTATAAATTTACGATAAAACGTTGTGTTCAAATCTGATAGGGTAACATTACTTAAATTTTCGGTTTCTAAAAATAACTTAAATTGGTTAATAGCATTGTTAAATGTTGCGTATGACTTTTCAGACACCACATTTTCTTTGTTAACCTTTATCCAATCGTTATAGTATTTAATGAATGATGTCTTGTTGTTAATAACTAAACCTCTCATCACTTTGTTTTTAGCTATAGACTCTGCCTCTGTTGCCTCACGTTTAGTCTTAAAACCTTTCTTTTTATAACGTTTACCTTCATATCCAAAGTCATAATACCATTTACCATTAGGCTGTTTTCTTACTGACATTTCATTTCCTCCTCAAAAAAGTAAAAAAATAATAAGGGTAGACATGCTACCCATATAATTACTCAGCTGTTGTGTTTTGAACTTCTTGTTGTCTTTTTGCCCAACTCTCATATCCTTCGTTTTTGCCAACCCAACGTGGACCTCCTACATGAGCGTTAGGATCGTTCCAAACTTTCTCGCTATCTTTACGTGCCTGTTCATAATCTCCACGACCATAACCCATTTGTGACTCGTCGTGTGTAGTAGGTTTGTTTTTATTCCATTCATTAATTTGTTCTTGTGTCATATAACCATTGTTATTTTGAGATTGTTGATTATTGTTAGATTGTTGTTGGTGGTTTTGTTGCGTTGGTTGAACTGTCTTACCCTGTGGACGTTCATTATTACTGTTAGCACTTTGAGTTTTCTTATTATCGTTTTTAGATGTGCTTTCAGATTCATTGTTAGCAGTATCATTATTACTATCATCTGAACTAGCTTCTTGTTTATCATCATTAATGTTTTTGTTTGATTTATCCTTGTTTTCTAATTTCTTATCTTTCTTTGGATCATTAGATTTTTTGTGTTCAGATGTTTTGTTATCTTCTTTCTTCTCACTAACGTTGTTGCCACATGCTCCTAATACTAATAAACTTGCGAAAATTAAAAATAAAACCTTTTTCATTCTACATTTCTCCTTTATTAGCTATTTGTTTAAGTAAACTGATAATTTCATCATTTTGTTCTAGTAATTTCTTATTTTGTTTTACTATCTCATCATTTTGTGCTATTTGTACATAAGTGTTTGTTTTCATATCTTTATAATGAACAAATTTAGCTTGTTCTTTTTGATTAAGATTGGATCCTATACCGATTAAATTATAAATATCATCAAAACTATTAGCCTTATTCTGCTGATAAAATGCGTTTGAAGTAACTTTAGTCGGATTTTCTATCCCTTGCTTTTCAATACCTTTTTCACGTATTTCATTCATCTTGTCTTGTCTGTTGGCAAAAGCATTATCTTTACCGATAACTTTGTTTACTTCTTCTGTAAGTCTAGGGTCTTTGTTTCTTTGTAATTGTGCCAGTCTTTCTTGTTCTTCTATACTAAGTGAGTCAATTACTTTTTTATCTTTTTTATTTAATCCGGATTTTATAATACCAAGCGCATAACCGTTCTTAAAACCAATGTTTTTAGTCATAATTTTTCCCCCTTTTTTATATTTCTTTATACTTAAAAACTCTCAACGGATCAAATGTAATTAAGTATTCTCCGTAGTGAGTTCCAATACCATATTTATTTTTGTAATGTTTCAATATTTCTGCTATATATTCTTCGCTTAATTGAACATATTCAGCTAATTCATATAAGTTACTTACACCGTAATGATGTGCTTCTATGATAATATGCAAAGGTAGAGCTGCTTCATATCCATGACGCCTAGCGTAGTTTTCAAATTTACGGTTGTTGAATTTAGATTGGTCTAAGATGTTCCCATATGTAAGTTTATGATGTGCTAGTTCTTCGAAGAGAACCTCTGCTTTGCGTGTTTCTGGTAGATTTTTATCTATAAGAATTATACCGTCATTATAGAAACCACTATAACCGTCTGGTAGTGAGTGTGTATCTCTAATTTTGATGCGTTCGTTCTCAGTGAGTAATTGTTCATAACGTGACATTAAAACCAATCCCTTTTATTTGTCCTCTTTTTTAAATCTATCTATTAAACTCATTATGTAATCCACGTCTTCTCGCTTTAGTTCTCCCTCTAAGTGTGCAGCTAAAGTTTGAGGTTCTTCTATTTTCATTTCTTTTCTTCCACTTAACTCATCTAAAGATACCTTGAAATAATCTGACAATGCACTAGCGTGTTCCATCGAAGGGCTAGTGACACCTTTTTCCCATCTATCTATTGATGCTTTTGAAAATTTAACCTCATATTTGGCATTAAGTCTGTCGCTCAATTCTTTCAATGATAAGTTACGTGATTTTCTTAGTTTACTAAGGTTGTCTGAGAAATTAGTCATTTTTTTACTCCTTGTTTGTGTTTTACAAACTTATTATATAAGTTTGTTCTCATATTTGCAACACATTTTACAAATTTATTTCTCAAAAATGAAATTTATTTGTTGACAGTGAAACAACTCGTCTGTATAGTTGTTAGTGTAATCTCATAAATGAGACGAAAGAGGTGATAACAACATGAACAAAAAGAGATATCAAGATTTACGAAATTTCATTGATGAGAGTAAATATACTCATAAAGACGTCGCTAATATGATTGGTATGAATCCTGCACGTTTCAGTCAAAAGATAAATAAAAACAAAAGTAATTTTACTATTGATGAAGCAAGTGCGATTTGTGATGTTTTAGAAATTAGCATGGATGATTATTTTTTTAATCATAACGTCTCAAAAATGAAACGAGAACCACAAACAACTTAAAGGAGAGAATTTAAATGGAACAAATCACATTAACAAAACAAGAATTGATAGAAATTGTAGAACGTGAAGTAAGTAAAAAATTGGATGGCGTTAAATCTATGAAACCCATTTCAATTTTCACGGATGTAAGACTTAACGAAGATGATATAAAAAATATCAATGAGAAATTCAAATTTACAAATATTATACAAACACCATATAGAGGTCACCATTATAGACCGCTTGCTCTAAAAAAATATCCTTGTGGAGGAAACGATTATTTTAATGGAAATATCCATGATAATCAAATACACGACCATATTAGAAAACTTACTTTAGCAATTTTTGGAGTTACTAAAAACTCTGATTTGCAAGAAAGAGAATACGGCGAAGCAATTAAATTTTATAGAAACATCAAAGATATGTACCTATATCTGTACAAAAAAAGACTTTCAAAATTAACAACAGACGATTTCGAATAAGGAGGTGTAACTATGAACGAATTACAAACATTCAATTTTGAAGAGTTACCAGTAAGAACATTAACAGTAGACAAGGAACCATATTTTGTAGGAAAAGATGTAGCGAGAATTTTGGGTTACAAAAGAACGGCGGATGCTATTCGAGATCATGTAGAGTTGGAAGATAAAGGGGTCGGTAAAATACAGACACCTGGTGGAATGCAAAATGTAACTATCATCAACGAAAGTGGACTTTATAGCTTAATCTTTTCAAGCAAGTTAGAAAGTGCTAAACGTTTCAAACGTTGGGTGACGTCAGAAGTTTTACCAGCTATTCGTAAACATGGACTGTACGCAACAGACAATGTAATCGAAAACATATTAAATAATCCAGATTACATTATCAACGTGCTTACAGAATATAAGAAAGAAAAAGAACACAACTTAGCGCTTAAGCAACAAGTTAAGGAAAACAAACCTAAAGTGCTATTCGCAGATTCGGTTGCTGGTAGCGATAATTCAATACTCGTAGGAGAATTAGCGAAATTACTTAAACAAAACGGTGTTGATGTTGGGCAAAACAGATTATTCAAATGGTTAAGAAACAACGGTTACTTAATTAAAAAGAGTGGAGAAAGCTATAACTTACCAACTCAAAAAAGTATGGATTTAGAAATATTAGATATAAAGAAACGTGTAATTAACAATCCTGATGGATCTAGCAAAATTACACGTACACCTAAAGTAACAGGTAAAGGCCAACAATACTTTATCAATAAATTTTTAAAAGAACCACAAACAACTTAAAGGAGGTCGCTATGAATATACAAGAGGCAACAAAGTTATCTATGGAAAAAGGTAAACCAATTTATCGCTCATCTGAATTTGAAACATTTAGAAAACCAGGAGACAACTTAGAGCTTTTACCAACAAATAGTTATGGATACATTGTTGTAAGACCAAGAAAGAAAGCCTTCTATCCAATGTGGCAACCAATGGCAGAAGAATTAATAGCAGACGACTGGGAAGTAGTGGGCCTAAAAAAGAATTAACTTTTTAAAGGAGCGAATAAAATGAAAAACTTAAAAATTCAATACGGAGTACCTGAAGCATCAAAAATCAAAAGTGCAGTAAATGAAATTGAAGAAGCTATCGAAGATTTAAATTATGACGCAATTGATATAGAAATAGGCATAGCGCCTAAACCAATTATCGAATTCGATGAAAAAGAGGGATAATCTATGACAAAAACATGGTGGAGTATGGAAGATTTGGAATACGAAACAGGACGCAATAGATATTGGATAAAAAGAAATATTCTAGAAATTCCACAATTTAAAAAAGAAATAGAACAGTTTTCACATTATCCAATCAACAACAATGATCAATACAGATTCATAGGCAGCAAGATGAAACAATTTCTTGAGGATAACTTCAAAAAGATATTTGGATAGGGAGGTGTAAAAGATGAAGTACTTACTAAGTTACATGACGATGTTCATCGCAATGATTGTAACACTCCTTTTAGGAGGTGGTTTCACAACAGTATTAGGAATTGCAATGCTAACCCTTATCTTTAGCACATTCTTCTGGGAAAAGTGGCTTGAGATAACAAAAAAGACTGAAACTTGCGCCAACAAGTAACAGTCAGAATTTAATCAAAATATACAACTTAATTTAATCAAAATATATGGAGGAAGTCAATTATGAAAAAGGTAAACGAAGTATACGAAACGACAAATTATAACATTTTTAAATTCAGTGAATTTAACAGAAACGTTGTTTATAGAAAGGATTTAATGGACGAAGCGAAAAGAGGATTCATCGCACCGGTTATAGTAAATGAAGATTTTGTTGTAATTGATGGTCAGTCAAGGTTAAAGCATGCCGAATACGCTCAAGTTCCCATTAAATATATGGTTGTAGAAGGTTTAACAGAAAAAGACATTGTCAGAATGAACACTACACAGCTTTCTTGGAGTATCAAAGATTATATACAAAGTTATGCCAACGAAGGTAATAGAGACTATCAAAAATTAATAGAGTTGTTAAATGAATATAATTATACATCTGGTGCAATCGCAGCTATGTGTTTAGGTATTAATGACACAGGATCAAAAGTCACAAATATATTAAAAAATGGTGAATTTAAGTTTGTTGATTATGATGGCTCTCTAAGATTCTTAGAGTATTACAAGAGATTTCTTCAAGAAGCCTCATTAACTAGTTTCGGGAAACTTTTATTAGCTGTAAATCAAATATGTAAAATAAAAAAATTAGATAAAGAAAGATTAATAAAAAAAGTGAAAGAAAGCAGAAACAAAGATGATTTGAATATCAGCTTACCCAAAAATGAATATATTGAGATTTTGCTTGATATGTACAACAACAAAGTGAAGGCGAATAGCAAGACAACAATAAATTACTACAAAGATAGAAAAAATCAAATAATCATTGACGCTGAAATGGAGGATTAGCATGGGAGAGTTGATCACAGTCAAGTTCACTAGAGAAGAATACTCTCAACTAATCAAAAGCCAAACAGATTTAGATTTCTTGCAAAGCGATTACGACTATTTAAACAAACGTTATGAAGATATGTGCGATAGATATTTTGAACTTAGAAAAGATTTCAGAAAAGCTATAGAATCATGCGAAATACAAAGTGAAACAATCAAAGTCATGGAAAGAACAATCGACATGTTGCATAAAGGAGTGGTTGGGATTGAAAGAAACAACCAAAGTTGAGTATCGCATACAAGATGAACATCATGGTTGGTGGCTTACTAACAAGCCAGCTTCACCAGAATATGCAAATTACAATGCTATGCGTAGTAGAGCTGCAGTCATTAGCGGACTAGATGATATTGATATTAACTGGGATAAACATGATATCGAAATAACAACTTACAAAATACAAGAAACACGTAAAACAGTGAAAATGAAAGACTTGGAGGAGGTCAAAGCTGATGAGTGAAAAACCTAACTTCGCAGATAAATTTAGAGAGTTAAACAGCAGAGATGTTAACGCTCATGTTGAGAAGAAACAAAACTTGAACTACTTATCATGGGCATACGTTCAACAAGAATTAACTAAAGAAGATCCAACTTATGAAGAAAAAGTAATCGAATTCCCTTATACAGATAGTAATAACGAAAACTTTTTCGTACCTTACCTTAAAACGAATGAGGGGTACATGGTATGCGTTGAATTAACAGTATTCGGTGTAACTAAACGTGAATGGTTGCCAGTTTTAGATTACAGAAACAAACCAGTAGCTATTGGTAGTTCTACTGCAATATTCGACATTAACAAAGCGATTAAGCGATGCATGGTTAAATGTGCAGCTAAGTTTGGGCTAGGCAATTACTTATATTTAGGTGAAGAAGTTCCGAGCGCTAATGATAACGACATAACGGAATTAGAAGAACGCATCAATCAGTTTGTAACTTCATCTCAAGAAAAAGGAAGAGATGCAACACTAGACAAAACAATGCGTTGGTTAGGTATTCAAAACATTAACAAAGTTACTAAAAAAGATATAGCAAATGCACATCAAAAACTAGATGCAGGACTAAAACAATTAGATAAGGAGAATTCAAATGTTAAATAGAGTTGTATTAGTAGGAAGATTAACGAAAGATCCAGAGTTTAGAACTACGCCGAATGGAGTTGAAGTAGCAACATTCACATTAGCAGTAAACAGAACATTTACTAACGCACAAGGTGAACGAGAAGCAGATTTCATCAATGTAGTCGTATTCAGAAAGCAAGCGAAGAATGTAAATGATTATCTTTCAAAAGGCTCACTAGCAGGTATAGATGGACGTGTTCAATCACGTAATTACGAAAATAACGAAGGTCGTCGAGTATTTGTAACAGAAGTTGTAGCCGATAGCGTTCAATTCTTAGATACCAAAGGTAATAACCAACAAAACAACCAACCTCAAAAGCAACAAGAACAAACCACAACTAAAAATAATCCTTTTGCTAACAGCACAGACATGGATAGTTCAGAATTACCGTTCTGATTGGACTGATTAGATGGTAGTAATAAAAAACTACATTACAGAAGATGACGGTACTACGACTGTAGTCATCAAAGGAGTAGAACTAGATAACAAAACATCATTACTTTTAGACAACGGTTATGAAGTAGAAGCAGATGTAAGAGTTGTAGATCCATTCAAGATTACAGATAAGCAGCGTAGAAAAATATTTGCTCTCTGTAACGACATAGAAGCATATACGGGACAACCCCGTGACTATATGAGGTATTTGTTCATGGATTACGTAGAAGTCCTCTACGGCTACGAGAAACGCCTCTCATTGAGCGACTGCACAAGAGAACAAGCTAAACAAGTTATAGAAGTTATTCTCGACTGGGTGTTTCACAACAATATACCACTTAATTATAAAACAAGTGACTTACTCAAAAATGATAAAGCGTTCCTTTACTGGTCAACAGTCAATCGTAACTGTGTAATATGTGGAGCGCCACGAGCAGAACTTGCACATTATCACGCAGTAGGTCGAGGACGTAACAGACGGAAGATAAATCATATAGACAACAAAGTATTAGCTTTATGTTCAAAACACCATAAGGAACAGCACCAAATAGGGATGGATAGTTTTAATGAGAAATATAAATTACATGACAGTTGGGTGTCTGTAGACAAAAGACTCAACCGAATGTTGAAAGGAGAAAGTAATGGGGATAATTAGAACCGAAAAAACATCTGGTAATTATTTCATAGCTAGTAAACATTACGTAGAAGATGAAACATTATCTTGGAAAGCAAAAGGACTTATGAGCTATCTGTTTTCTAAACCAGATGACTGGAAAATTTATCAATCTCAGTTAGAGAAAATTTCCGCTGATGGAAGAATTAGCGTTAGATCAATTATTAATGAATTGATAGAAAAAGGCTATATGACTAGGATTCCATCTAGAAAAGATAATGGAGATTTTAACGGTTACGAATATACTTTGCATGAAAAACCGCGGTGCACATTTCACGACAGCGCGAATCACGACAGCGCGAAACGCGACGTCGCGAAACCTGCAACTACTAATAATGATTCTACTAATAATGATTTAAATAATAATAATAGTAATAGAGTCGACCACTTCACATACAAAGAGATTATTGAATATCTAAATAGATATACAGGTAAGAGGTTTAATTTTAGAGCTAAAGCAAATCAAGAATTAATCAAAGCTAGATTTAACGAGGGATACTCAAAAGAAGATTTCTTGGAAGTCATAGATAACAAAGTAGCAGAATGGATCAATGTTGATTCTATGAAAGATTATTTACAACCATCAACACTATTTAGAAAAAGTAACTTTGATAAATACTTGAATCAAACTGTACAA